ATGTTTAATTTAATTCCAACTTTAAAAAAACCACAATTGGTGGCAGGCACAGAGAATATATATGAAATGTCTGAATCTATGTATATTAATTATGATAATATACCAAGAAAAGTTAAGAATATATTTATTTCAGTTAAGATACCTGATGAATATATTAATAATCCCTATACATGGGAGTCGTGGTATGTTCGTGACGAGGACACTCCTGAATTGATGTCAGAAAAATATTATGGAGATGCATCATATTATTGGGTAATATTATTATTTAATAATATGGTTAATAAATATGATGATTGGCCATTAACTGAAAAGTCATTTGAAAAACGGATTCTACGAGAATATGGTAATATAAGATATTCTATGATATTACCACATTGTTATGTTAAAGTGGCAACAAGAGTTGTTACCAGTGATGATGAAGATGTTATTATTCAGGATGAGGAATATAAGGTGTCTAAAGATACATATGAGTTATTAGATGACAGTAAAAAACCATCTTATAGAATGATAAGTAAGTATGAATATGAATTTGGATTAAATGACGAATCACGCAATATAAAGGTACTTAAATCTGAATATATGGCTGAGTTTATAAATGAATTTAAAAGAATTGCAAATTTATGATTAATACTATTAATACTTTGGGGAATTCTACTATTCCTGTTAAATTAGCAGATTTTGAATTGGCCACTTTAGATATAATAGGACATAACGGTGATGTAATTGATCTTACTGNGATATATACTAAGATTATAGTTATGGAGGATATGTTTACTCAAAGTGTCAATGTTGATTTGTTTATTTCTGATACTTCTGATATGATATCGACTCTTCCTATTATTGGTCAAGAGAGGGTTGAGCTTAAATTTAAAAGTCCAGCTGCCAGTAGGTATATTTATTTACAGTTGTGGGTATATAGGGTATCGAATTTAAAGGTTGAACGTGGGGAGTTGGAATATAGATTAAATTTAGTTACAATGGATCTTGTTTCAAATTTCGAGCATAAGATATCTAGATATTTCAGTAATAATTCTGCGGCTATAGCATTACAGATATTTGAAGAATTTGGTTCATCTAAATCATTAAGTATAAGTAGGAGTGAAGATGTTCAAGAATTAGTTGTTCCTAATATTAGTCCATTTGCTGCAATACGGTGGTTGGCTAAATTGGCATATAAGAGTGGAACTTCTGCATATTTCTTTTTTGAAAATACTAAAGAATATATATTTAAGCCGATAGAAGAGTTATTTTTTAATGTTAAGAAAGCTGAATATAAGATTGGTCCGTCCGATGTGTCTGATATTATTGCATCATTACCAATGATACAAGAATGGAAAACGATATCAAATTTTGATGTGTTGGCTAATATTTCAAAGGGTATGTATAAAACCACTAATCTTAGTTGTGATATATTATCTAGGCAAGTTAATAAGACCACTCATTCTTATTGGAAGGATTCTGAACGATATATTGAGAGTCGTATTAATGATATTGATGGTGCAGACAAACCATTAATGGATATATCTAAGTCATCAAAACTTTCTAATTTACAACATAACCCCGAAATTATGGTATATACTTCTTCTAATAAATATAGGAGTTATAATACTGATGAGAACATATTATCTAGATATTATGGATTGCAGTTATTTGAAAATTTAAAAATAGAGTTGAAAGTGTATGGTAATAGTTCTATATCAGCTGGTGATATTATAGGGATTGAACTTCCTGTTTTTGTAGAATCCAGTTCAATTAAAGATGTGAATGCAAGTCCGACATATTACGGAAAATGGTTAGTAGTTTCTAATAGACATACTATAACAGTTGATGGGTATTATATGGTTATACAAGCTGTTAAGGATCGTACTGCTATAATATTACCGAAATCATAGGAGATGTGGGTTGGAATATTTAGGTAAAGATAAATTTATTTGGTTTTATGGTGTCGTAGAAGACATCAATGATCCATTAAAAGTTGGTAGGTGTAGGGTGCGTATAATAGCATCACACACCCCAGATATTGCAGTATTGCCGACAGATGCGTTGCCATGGGCATCACCTATTATGTCATTTACTTCTGCATCCATTGGTGGTGTGGGTATTTCTCCTACAGGGATATTAGTTGGTTCTTGGGTTGTTGGATTTTTTGTAGATAGTACTCATCAGCAGCAACCAATATTATTAGGTACAATTCCAGGAATTCCTGTTCCACCTGATGCGAACACCGTTGGATTTAAGGATGTAAGTGGTAAATATCCAGCGATTGAAGAGACAGAAACACATTCTAGTCTTATTGGGGAGTCTGATGTTAATAGATTGGGTAGGGGAGATTTGACAGAAAATACTATTGTCAAGAAGAAAATTGACTCAGTAATTTCCAATGAACTATTCAGCGAACCAGTTACTAAATATAATACAAGGTATCCGTATAATAAAGTGGTTAGTACTGAGTCTGGTCATCATCAAGAGTTGGATGATACACCTGGTGCAGAACGGATACATACTTATCATAGAAGTGGATCATTTGAAGAATATCATCCGAATGGAGATAGGGTTACTAAAATAATCGGAGACGATTATGAAATTATTAAAGGGAATAAGAACATGCATATAGATGGTAATATCAATATAGTAGTTTCTGGTGATTGTAATATTAAAGTTAATGGTGTATGGGATTCTACAGCTAATGGTAAATATATAACTTCTAGTAATGAGAGTATGGTGTTACATGCTCCTAAAATACATTTAAATTAAAAATATGTCATATCATAACACAACAGATGGGAAGTCTTCATTTTGGAAAGATGTTGATTTAACTTTCTCAAAAAACACAGAACATAATGGATTAAATACTATAGGGGATATTACTATATTAGAAGGTACTGGTGCCATGACACAATCCTTATCTAATATAATTTTAACAATAGCAGCTGAACGTGTATTTGATTCTTCCTTTGGATCTAATGTTTCTGATTTGATGTTTGGGAGTATGGCGGATCAATTAAGAATTGAATTGATAATTAAAGGTATGATTAAACAATTAGGTTTAAAAGAGACTCGCATAGAGGTACAAGAAATGTCATTATCAGAATCCGATTCGGTAGATGGTGGGATGGAAGTTAATATACAATATAGAACATTATCCTCAAGTAGTGATAATGTATTTTCTACTACAATTTCATTATATAGAGTAAGATAGATATGGAAAAGAATATAAAAGTTGCAGAACTAGATTTTAAAGAAATAAAATCTAGTATAATCGGTTATATGAAAAATCATCCAACTAATAAAACATTTAATAGTTATGATTTTGAGGGTTCTGGTTTAAATTCATTAATAGATATTTTAGCATATAATACACATCATCAAGCATATTATTTAAATATGATAGCATCTGAAATGTTTTTGGATACTGCACAGATACGGGAAAATATTATATCTAAGTGTAAATTGCTTGGATACACACCAAAATCTAATATATGTTCTAAAGTTTCTATTAATCTTATTGCAGTTGTTGAAATAAGAGCAGATGCGGAAGCATTACCTACAAGGTTTTTACCTATTACAAGAAGTGCTAAGTTTAGATTGAGTCGAAAATCTGGTCCACCATGGAACTTTTATCCTAAAGAAGAGGGATATGCTGTTAGGACACATTCTAATATTATAGGTGGTATTGAGGGTAGGAGATATGATGTATTTCAGATAGATGATTTTGTATTATTACAGGGCAATTTAGTTGAAGAATATTTTGTTGTCAATAATGATGATATTAATCAAAAATTTTTATTAAGTAATCCTTCTATTGATATAAAGACACTTAGAGTATTTATTACATATACATCAGAAGAAAGTGATAATATATCGGAATATATGTTGGAACATGATAATATGAAGTTGACATCTGAAAGTTTAGTATTTTTCTTACAGGAGTCAAGTAATGAACAATATCAAATTTATTTTGGTGACGGTGTATTGGGTAGAAGATTAGATACTAATGATATAATAAAAGTAACATATATGGAATGTGTTGGTTCTGCGGCTAATGGTGTTGGCCAAGGTATAACATTTGATTCTGATTTAGAGAATGATGCATATAGTGTAATTGATGTTGGGTTTTTGGGTATTTCTGAACCATCGATTGTGTTAAATGGTAAATCATTTGGTGGTGGAGATAAAGAAACATTAGAGCAAATAAGACACGCAGCACCAAGATCATTTTCTACACAAAAAAGAGCTGTTACATTAGATGATTATAGAACTATTATTAATGAAGTATATCCATTAGTTGAATCTTTAAATGTGTGGGGTGGGGAAGATAATGAACCGCCTAGATACGGAAGTATATTTATATCAATACGTCCTAAGTATGGTGATTATATATCAGAGGTTGAACGAGATAATATAGAATATGATTTAAAGACTAATTATTCTATGCTTGGCATTTCGCCTGTTATTGTCAATCCAAAATATATTAAATTGGGTATTAAAACTCTGGTTAAATATAATTCAGATCAAACGACAGCCACATCTGATGATATTAAGAATAAAGTTTATGATGAAATTACTAGATTCTCTAAAGAAGATTTAAATAGTTTTGGTGACTATTTTAGGTATTCTAAATTTCTTACTTTAATAGACAATACACATTCTTCCATTGAAAATAATCTGACAGATATTGTACTTATGGTGAATGAAGATGTACCATCACATGGGAAACCACATACATATTTGTTTAATTTTTCTAATATGATAAAGAAAGGAACTGTTCGTTCTACTGAGTTTAAAATTAAAGGTTCTGACTATTTATGGCATTTTGTTGATGATAAACATGGTCGGTTGATATTCCATCGAAAAGATGAGGTATCTGGTGAATTTATAGCTAATACATATTTGAAAGGTATATGTGATTATAAAACTGGTTTAGTAAGAGTGGATGATATCGTCATATTAGAAGATGAATATTATACAGATGTATTGGTAACCTGTTCTTTAATATCTAAAGATATATATCCAAGGGGGAATCAAATATTATATATAGATCAAAGTAATATTCAGGTGGATATAATGGATAATGATTTATTTTATAATTCGGAAAATGCAGCAGTGCGTTCAGTAAATATACTTTAATATTATGAATACTTCTAAATTACAATGGTTAACTGATGACATAGCAACACAGGTACCACGTTGGATGCGTGAATTTGATGGTGATTATGATAAATTTATAATATTTTTAGAATTATATTATGAATGGATGGCTCAAGAAGGAAATCCATTAGAAGTGTTATCTAATTTATTAAAGGATTCTGACATTGACAACGTTTCTAATAAATTTGCTGAATTATATATTTCTGAAATGGCACATGATATGCCAAAGGTTATTACTACTAATAATCTAATAGAAGAAACTAATGAAACTAATGTTGCTAAAAATAAATTTATTTCAAAAAATAAATTTTCTTCTTCTATATCATATTCTTCTGACAATTTTCTTGGGAATGGTATAGTTTCTGAGTATAATTTATCATATTATGAACCATCATATTACAATGATAAAGATTTTTTACAAAAAGTTGATGATATTACCGTATATGTTAATCCGTTACTCGGTGACTTCTTTATACCTATGGACATGTATGGTGTAGTCTTACTTTCCAATCAAGTAAATGAGACTAACTCAGAGGATTACGATGAGATTGCTGCCTTTGGAAGTAGACGTGTGATGAATAAATCAGAAATACTTTCTGACTTACGATTTAATCCTAATAATACTTTAATTGCCTTTCCTAGATTTGTATTTACTTTATTAGATGGTTACAATTCTTTATCTGATGTTGATGTTACATATCGTTCGCGTGGATGGTTAGATGGTATTTATCTACTTAATGTTGGTGGATTTAATGTTACTGATTCTGGACAGAATGGTACAATTCAAGTAGTAATAGAATCTGGAAGTGTTAAATCCGTTACTATAGTAGATGTCGGATCCGGATATACTCAGAATGATGTGTCATTACGTGTAGATTTTTTTAATAATAACACAATATCTTCTGCATTTGGATTAAGTACACAGTATTCAATTTTACCCAAATTCAAATTTGAATTAGATGTTGGTAATAAATTAAGTTCAGTTAGTATAGATGATGAAGGTGACTCAAGTGATGCTGGTGCAGTATTACATAACCAAGGTTATTCTTTAATTCCAGGCAAATATATTGTGGATGTCATTGATTCTTCTGGGGATGGTTACGGTGGACAAATTGAGATTAAAGTATCCCAGCATAAAATTGTTGATAGTGTTGTCATCCTAACAGAGGGTCAAAATTACACCAACCCTACCTTATCTCAGTACTCACGTAATTCTAAATTTTCATCCGTCACACCCCTCAACAGCACCTCTTCTAACATTTCTTATACATATGAGATTTCGGATTTTTCGGTGCCGCAAGACGCAGCAGTTACTGAAGGTCCTGTGTATGTCGCCCCTGTTTCGCATTTATCTAATATCCTTTTAGACAAATCGTCTGGTACAATAGTATCTGTTCAGTTTGAAAATGGTTTTAATGAAAGTTGTAGTGTTTCCGGTAGTTGTTCTGATAATACAATTGAAACCGAATCGGAGTGTCTATCAAATGGCGAGGTATGGACTAGTATTACTACGCAGAGCGAGTGTATTTCACCTGCCGTATGGGGAGTGCCTTGGGTTGTTATTAATGATGTTAAAGATATATTGGCTCCATATGGCACGACTGATATAAGATTCTCGGTGGTTGTCCCACCAGGCGAGACTTATACTTCTATAGATTTTGATATTAATTATAATGTTGGGGCTGGCGACTTTGTTAAATTACCTAGAGATTATTATAAGATAGAAGACGGTGTATTAGTGTTTAAATCCCCGTTAGGCGATACAAGAATGATCCCGAAATCGCAAACGGTTATTCGTGTTCTTTATAGAATATCTACATCAAGTGTTAGTAAAAGCGAAACAGAAAGTCGTAGTATTCAATCTAGACCTAACATTAAAGTCAATGCAGATAGGAAAAATCTTATCAAGTTTATGCGTGAGTTCTATAATAATAAAGGGACAGAAAAGTCATATAAATTTTTATTTAATTTGTTTTTTCAAAAAGGTGTTGACTTTTATTATCCAAAGGGGTATACTTTCAAACCAAGTGATAATACATGGGTTAATGAACAAACTATAAGGTGTGCTCCATATATAAATAGATTGGGTAATATGGTTAACTATACAGATGACACATATAATCCTAGATTTGTAAAAGGAACTATTAGTGGGTGTGTAGCTACTATAGATAGACACGAATCATATATGATTGGTAATAATCCAGTTGAAGAATATTTTGTTACTAATATAAATGGTAAGTTTAAAAGTAGGGAAGATGTAATAATTACTGATATTAATAATGAAGAGTTTATTGAAAATTTATATGAAGTGGTAGAATCTGTTGATATCATTGATGGTGGCAGTAATTATACCGTAGGACAGTCACTTAGTTATAATCCTATTACTCTTGGGTCAGGTTCTGGATTTGAATGTTTTGTTGGATCAGTTGGAACTGGTGTTCTTTCTAGAGTTTCAGTGATATCTCCTGGATCGGGATATATTAGTGGAGAATTAATAGAGTTTGGAAATGATGGTACTGGTGGTACAGGCGCTGTGGGTGTTGTGGGTGAGTGTGAGAATCCAAAAACATTCAATTTGATTGAATTTATCCAAGACCCCATTATCGGCAGAAGATGGTCATATGATATTAGTCAGGGTAAAATGAGAGAAGATGGGTCGTCTGATATTTCTGATAATGTCGATGTATCCTTTGATTCAAGTTATTCACATCATGTTGAAGTTTCTATCGGCATGTCTGATAATAATTATTTGAATAATATTTTACTTTTAGATTTCCAGAACAGTGCCATGATTGGTAATAAACTATACAATTTTGGTAGTAATAATTTTATAGATTATGCCAATTTTGGTGATAATAAATTAACTATAGAAAAAAATTCAGTTCTTTTAGGTTCTTTTGGTCATCATGATGGGTATTGTGAAGTTATAAAAAATAATAGAATTGATCCAACATTAAATATTATTTCTGGTTATTTTCATGAAAATGGGTCAATTGATATATCAACATCACAGGAACAGGACAATATTGGTGATTTTACTTTTGTTGATGGATATGGATTGAGTTCTGGCAATTATTTTGTATCTATTTCAAATGGAGCTAATTCTACAAGGGGAACACATTCTCCTGCTTATTTACCAATTACCGTTGCATCTACTAACGGTGTCTCGTCGGTAACTATAGTCCCAAATACCACTACATCGTGGATTTCTGGATTTAATATTGATAAAGATAATTATGTGGTAGATTATACCGATATATCGACGGATTATAGTGTTAGTTATGAGTATGTTCGTACTCATATGTTAAATGAAAATATGTGTTTATCTGATGGAGGAAGTTATACTCATTCTAATGAGTCGGCTGGAGATGTTTTTAAAAACAAGTCTATGGATGTTAGTAATTGGATAATTAATTTTCCTAATAGCGAATGGAAATTTAATACAATGTTGTTTTATAAAGATGTAACATTTACTCAGGGTGATGACCATAAGGCTACAATTATCACCGGTACGTTAATGCATGAACAACAGGTTGACACCGAATGGGTTTCTGGATCTGGTTTATCTGATGGTACAACCATATCATATGTACCATCTTATGTAAATCTTAACAATACGACATTGTTTATAAAAGTGGCGTCTTTTGTGTCATCATATGGGCCTTATACTGGTGGTGATATAATTGCAGTTGAAGAGTACGATATTCCACCTACGTTTTATCTTCCTTCTGTTCCAACTGAGGGACATGTATTTGGTAATACTAAAAATTTAACATTTGGTGATGATGGTACAGGTTATGTTAAAATAAATGGTGTTGGTTCACTTATCTCATCAACAGTTGTAAGTGGTAGTTGTTCTGATACTTCAATTGGAACTGAATCGGAGTGTGCGTCATCTGGCGGAGAATGGACTCCAGATGATCTTTCTGGAAAATATACATTTGATCTTTGGTATCGTCCTGTTAAGATTTTTAACACATTATCGGTTAATGGTGTGGATACGGTAACAAGCGGTTGGAAAGATGAAGTTGTCATTTTTTCTCTTGCTTCACAGTATAGAAGTACTGAACCAAATAAAATAACTCTATTGCAACGTGAAGTTAATAATAAACTTAAGATAGTTTTGGTTCTAGGTGATGGTGATGAAAAAACAGAGATTGATATTGACGTTGCAGATAATATTAAAGAAACAGATTATGACAACATTGAAGTATCTGACTCTAGTTGGTTTCATATTGCGGTAGAAATTGATTTTGCAGTTAATAAAGCTAGTTTGTATATAAATGGTAGATCTCCTAATGCATTAACATATGATCAAGATTTTACTGGGTTTCTCATATCAGATGGACCTTATGCAGATAATTGGCAAGATATGATTTATAGTTGGAAGGATGCTATTGAGGCTGTTGTTCATGAAATGAATTCTATTGAATCCGGTGTCATTTCGAAAGATATCACTTTAAAGTCTTTTTTAGAAGAGGATGTCATTATTAATGGACATTCATATAAACGATGGGATATTAATGAAGATGATTCTATATCTGGTGATGTTGATATTATATATGAGATGTTGTCAAATAAAAAATACTATTGGTCATTTTATACGAAAATTATATCTAATATGTTGGTGGTTTCATATTATGACAAATATTTTAAAACTGAAGGTACACGATTAGAAGATGAATTTTTGATTGGTGCAAAACGTTCGACTATTGGTGAATCTTCGGATGGTGAGTTATTAATACCAACCGAGGGACATAATAATGCGGATTATGCCACATTTAGAATAACAAGAGGACATAGATTTGATAAGGAAACAATTGAAGGAGATACCACTAGATATTTATTTCAATGGTCTGCCAACCCTATATTAAATAATAGGACTTTGGAAAACAGTGAATATTCTATAAGTGATGCCGAAACAATTGGTAATAGTACTACTTTACCATTATTAAGAATTTATAAACCGAATTATAGAATAGACCCCATTATGTCACAACTGACAGATGAATATTGGACGATTGATGCGGATGGAAAGGGGTATTTAAATACCACACCGGGTGTGCCATGGAGCGATATTATTTTTTCTAATGGTTATGGGTTAGTTAGTGGTACATATTATGTTATTATATCTTCTCAACCACATCTAATAAGTGATACACACGTTGCTGCTAAAATACCAGTTAATGTGGTTTTTGATATTGATACTGGTATATCTACTGTTGTTATAATACCACCAGATAATGAAAACACAGTCAGCGGCGGAGTTTGGTATTTGAACGTGGGTCAAGATATAGAAACCGATTGGTCAAAAAATATTGTACAGTATTATGCATTAATTGATATAGAGGAACATAATATACGATATCCAGATAAAACATTATTGTGGGAGGATGGGATATCTGTTGGAGATTTTACTGGATATATAAAAATTCCTTTGATGTTACCAGATTGGACTACCATCTCATTGAAATATTTTAATGTTTCGGAGGGTGGTATAAAGAGTATACATTTACATTCAAGTGGTAGTGGGTATAGATCCTTACCATCAGCTTCGGTTTCTAGTAAGAGTGGTAATTATATTTCTAAAGGGTATGGGTCACAGTTAACTTGTAAGACAAACGATATAGGATCCATCACTCAAGTACATATAGGTAATTATATTTCATCATATAATCGTGCTGATGATTTTGGTGTTGGATATGATGTTTTGCCTATTCTTGATTTAACAGACAAAGGAGATGGTAATGCTGTATTAAAACTTAATGGTGGTGTTATTTGTAAACGACAAGGATATTCGTTTTCTAATAAAGATTCATTCCCATCTAATCAAGTTAGAGTACAAGATAGTAATTTATGGCAAGACTATTCATATGTTTTACGTAGTACGGTAACTATTGATAAATGGCGTGATGTAATTAAAAAGGTGATACATCCTGTCGGGTTTGCTGTATTTGGTGAATTTGTTTTAGATGCAGATGTATTTAAAAGGAAAAATAAAACCACCGCTATTACTGCTATGAATTTTAATATTATAAAAAATGTTGAAATTACAGTTGATGTTATGGATGGGTTGGGTATATGGACAAAGGGTCTTAAAAAGGATAGCCAAACCGGTGATATTATTCATAAAACTCATGTTATAGATGTTAATAATCTGTATTCTGGTGGACATCATGATATAGTTCTATATGATAATTTACAAAGTACATTGAACGATCTGGGAACAGTTAACGATGATGATGTAGGTGTTACATCTCCACATCTTCAAAGTATAGGTAGGTATGGGTTATTTTCTGCAACACGTAAAACAATAGTGTCATCGCCAGTAAATGACACTGATGTTTTTAAGGGTAACAATGGGTTTGACTATACAATCGACTTGACACATATTGATCAGTTAGAGATTAAAAGTATTTATGCTTCTACATCGGTAATTGCCGTTGTATCTACAACGAATTATGATGATGCTAAGGTGGAAGTGTCTTTTGATAATAAATCGACATGGTATGAGTTTGTTCTCATGGATGGTAGAAGATTGTTGGATGTTCCGCTGGGTAATGTCGGTTATGCAAAATTTAGAGTGTCACATATAGAGACAGGGGTTAAGTTCTCACATGTAGAAGTTTTACGATGGTCTTATGATTTTGGTATTGGTGGATCTTATGCGAGTGATACGGTAGATATATATTGGTCAGATGAGTTAGATGATGATATATCTGTAGACACTATGGCGTGGTCTGATGTTAGATATGTTGGTTTAAACTATAAGGCATTTATTAATCCCCATTATACAAAAGATAGAACACCAGAGTCAAATTTAAGAATTGTGCATGATATGGAATCATATTATAAATCATCTAACATTATTGGTACTAATTTCACAATATATAAAAATAGAAGTATATCTGGTTATAATACAAGTTCATGGAATTGGGGTAAGTTTGTAGTAGAATCTATTGATACGTCATTATCAAATTATATAGTATTTACTGTTAAACATATTGCAAGTGCTGGTAATTTGCCCAATGGTTATGGAGCCGGTGGTTTTATCGGTCCTAATGATAGTCGATATGATTATCCTAATAATGTTGAATTTAGATTTGACAGTATAAGTAGAAGTGGTGTAGAAGAGAGTACTAATTATTGGGTTGGTAGTTATAGACGTGGTGCTGATGTACGAGATGATAAAATGGTTATCAGACTTGATAAATATTGGCAAGATATACCATCTTTGGGTGTTACTACTAAATCATTAGAACGACTTAAATTTAGATTTTTAAGTGGAAATGAGTACCGGGATGTTTTAAATTATAGATTTACTGACAAAGATGAAGTGTTGTTATCACCGCATATATTATATAAACCTACTAAATATAAATATTCAGACACACCTGATGAAAATAGTGGTAGCGAGTATACACGAATATATACTGATTATAAAAGAGTTGATAAAACCAGAATACTTATAGATATGGCATCAGATATAGATGGAGATCATATTTCAGATGAAACATTATGGTCATATCATAATGTTAGTAATACATGGAAATATGAAAATGTAGACACCACTAATCTTTTAAGAGCGGTTAGTGTGGAGATTATTAATGACATTGTTGGACTTCCGTCTATAGACATTGAATTGCAGTCTTTTCTGAAAGAATCGGTAAACGGTTTCCCAAGATGGGATATTAATGTTGATAGTGATATCACCATTCGTGACTTCCTTAGTGTCTACCGCCACATGCTTGAAATCCAAGAGTACCCTAAGATACTTGACTTTATTATTAAACCTGCATTAGATCGCAATATGTTCGATCATTATTTATTTAAGAATCAAGGCATTACGGACTATTCTGATCATCTTTGGCCAGCATCAACTATTAATTCTATAGAATCTTTATATGAACGGAACTATCATGCAGTTCTTGATTCTGCCTTGTCTATAGTACCTAAACGTTTGTTTGTTACACCTGAACAATCTGACAGTTCAATGATAACATTGGGTATGAACTATAAAGGTTTAGAGCGAATGAAGTTTTATAACACCCCTCAGTGGTATGTAGATAATGATTTAGATAAATTTACTATAGATGATGTTTATAACAACTTCCATGAAAGAATAAATATAGGACACGAATCAATAGTTAACTTGACTACAGTTAATGCTATGTTCCATTTAACAGAACTACAATGTATCTTTATTCATAATGAGATTTTTGATCCAAACAATGGTTATATAGATCGGTTAACGAGGACGGTACCAGATGCTAATATTCCGACGGAATATTCTAATGAGAATTGGGTAGGTGCTAATGTCATTGATAATGCAGATATTTGGCCTCATATATATACTACTGCATTGCTTATTGCTTTGGAGAATAGATATGTTCATAAGTTTAATATTGATGATATAAATAATAGAAACGAGTTAATTAGTTAAAAATAAAATAATATAAAGGAAAAAATATGTCTGCGATTATAACAAATAAATTAAGGATCTTTAATGCTCAACAGTATATAGAATCCGTAAAAATGAGTGCTGCCCCGTACAGTAAAAATAAAACATATAATACCGGTGATTCTATAATACATCATAAAAATATATATATTAATGTTGGAGATCCTGGAATAGATGGAACTGCCGATGGTCCAATTCATACAAAAACAGAAGCTGTGGCTGCTGGTAGTAACGGTGTATTGTGGTTATATTATTCTGCGTCACATTATAATAATATATATCTTGGTATAGGAAATTCGTTGCCGTGGTTTGATGATTCAAATCCACCCACTCCATCCGATTCGGTGTCTGGTGCGTTTGATATTATTAATAATCTGACAGCAATTAAAAAGGTTGGACCAGACTCAATAACTTTATGTGTTCCTAGAATCGATTGGGAATCTGGAACAGTATATGAAATGTATGATGATTATAGAAGTGAATCTATTATACCGAATGGATATGTTTTAGTGTCGCATGACAACGAGTATCGTGTATATAAATGTATTAATAATTCTAAATGGAGTGATACTAATGGGGTGGTGAAAGTCGCATCAACGGTAAAACCTACTCTTCCTGATTTAGAACAACCATTTGAAACTTCTGATGGTTATATATGGAGGTATATGTATTCTATTTATTTATTTGATGCATTGAAGTATTTAACTAAGGATTATATGCCTGTTAAGTTTTTGACGGTAGATCCTTTGAATGCAAATTCATCAGATGCTCTACAATGGCAAATCAAGAAGAATACAATGGATTCTAATAATACTGGTAGAATTGATCATGTTAGGATTTTACCAGATGATGGTACAGACCCAGATGAGTTGGCGGTAGTTCCTTCTGGTGGGTCTGGTTATCTGCCGAATTTGGTGCTTATTGATGATAACCTCATTAGCGGATTAGTAGGTGGTAGCACCAGTTCTGGTGGGTTTATACCTTTCTCTGAAAATGTTGCTGATAACTCAAACTATAACGGATATGGTGTGTTTATAAAATCTACCGGAAATGATTCTGGTGAATGGAGAACTATTACCAGTTCTACGGTGAATACGGGGTCAGGCGGAATAAGTTTTACTATTGATGCACAATTTGTAGGGTTGGATGTGAGCAACCCACCTAGTAGTGTTATTATCGCCCCTATTGTGTGGATAGATCCTACAGACACAGATGGGTATGGTTTCAGTGCGTACGGGGTAGTAACAACCGACAGGATATCAGGTGTTGAGATATTAAATAAGGGTATAAATTATACCTTTGCAACTATTGGTGGGAGTGGTTCTTCTCAAAAACCACATACACTTACATTGAATCCAGCTTCAGCTACAATACTCTCAGGGGTATCCAATCCACCTATAGAATGTAGAATGAGGGCTATAATATCTCCACAATATGGACATGGGTTTAATCCGGTAGAAGAATTGGGTGGATATTATGCAATGGTGGCAATGAAGTTGGAATATGATGAACAAAATTCTGAAAACTTTTCTATGTTTCCAGTGGATGGGGATGAATCGGTATTTAGACAAGTTAGTATTATAAGTGATCCAATAGATGCCGCAACTAACGAAGTTGCGACGGATCAATTTTATAGGGGACCTAACCACCCAGAATATTCTAAAGAAAGTGCTACCCACGTTTTCAACGCAAGTGGTGAGTCTACTCCATTATACGAGTTATGCATGTTGCCTGGTCGTGGTAGGGTATTATATATTGAAAATCGTCAACCAGTATCTAGAGCTATAGATCAAATAGAAGATATCAAAGTAGTTTTTGAATTCTAAATTAATTTAAAATATCAATCGTTATAACAAATTCACGAATAAATATGAGAACTGAAATATGAGTATAAATTTAAATACATTGCCGTATCATAATGATTATAAATCCACTGATGGGTTTTTAAAAGTATTATTTAAACCAGGATATGCTATTCAGGGCAGAGAGTTGATTGAAATACAATCAATATTACAGAATCAGATATCATCGTTATCTGATCATTTATTCAAAGATGGTTCAATAGTAATACCAGGACAATCTTCTGTGGATGTTAATGTTGATTATATAAAAATAAGATCTACTGGTATTGAAGGAGGAACCGAGACATATAATACTGTTTATGATTTTCTTGGTAGAATATTAGTAAAAACCCCATTAGAAGGATATCCGACTTCTGATGACGGTATTATGGCTAAAGTTATTCATGTGGAACAAGGAATAGAAGGTGATGATAGATATGTCGATACATTATTTTTAAAATACATAGCTGGTAGTACTTTAATTAATAATGGAGAGTGCAAGAATGATGTGGGTTCACCAGCGGTAACTTCTCTCGGATCACCACTTTATCCAACTCAAGGACAATGTGAGAGTCAATTGGGTCATACTTGGAATGCACTTAGCATAGATTTTGTTAATGAATATAATCATACCAGCGTTTTGGATACTATATTAGAATATGAAGTTGATAAAAATGGTGTTGAAACTGAAGTTCCTAAAAGTAATTTCCAATGTGAAATTATGGAAGAAGGTGTTTATTCAAAAGGCAAATCTTCATTGGCACATATTGATGCGGGTATATATTATATTAATGGTAATATGGTTGCTGTCCATGAACAAACAATATCATTAGATTGGTATTCCAACAGACCTACATATAAAATCGGATTACGAGTTAAGGAAGAAATAGTAACGGTATACGACGATTCTTCTTTATATGATAATGCACAAGGGAGTCCAAACTTTAATGCGCCAGGTGCTGATAGGTATAAGGTTTCTTTGGTTTTTGAGAAGGTAGATTACAACTTAAATACTTCTGATGATTTTATTCAACTTATTTCTATAAATGATGGACAAATTGAACGTATACTTAATAGAACGGATTATGCTTTAATTTCAGAAATTATGGCACTTCGTACATATGAACAATCTGGTAATTTTACTGTAAAATCATTTAGTCTTGATATTAGGGAATATTTTGATGAATTTGATAATAATGGTGTAAAAACTATAGAAGACATTGCATTTAGAACTAATTTAGCAGCAATGGAATTTGTTGAAACATACTTTAAACATACTGATATGTATGATGATTTAAATGAAGTTGGATATGTACATAATGTAACTATACCTGATACAGAATTATTTCCTGAACAAAATTTAATTGTTTCTGGTGAGGTTTTTTATCCAGGTAAAACTCATTCTCAGATGATGCGTATTTTTAGAGATCATCTAGCGGTGGGTATGGAAAATGGTATTGCTTATGTTAAAGGTAATAGAATAACCAGCAACACTACTGTATTTATACCATATAAACGAGCGACTGAAGCAATCCAAAGAAATAGTGCATATTTAACATACAATTCTGGTAAATACATATATGTTTCTGATATTAATGGATTACCAAGAATAAATTCTAGTATTAATTTGTTTAATACTATGATAATTGGTAAAATATCAAAATTTGGTATTAGAAGACTTGCCGATGATACGAATGGAGTTCAAGAAATAACTGATATGAAAAGTGATGATAACACTATAACCAATGGTAATTTGTATAATTGGAGAAATCTAACTCTGCACGATGCCAGTTATGATCCAGATGATAATAGCCAAAACATTAATACATATCGTGTAGATATTGTAGGTACTGCAAGGATAAAGTCTGTTGAGTTTGTTCAAGGTAATCAATCTGGTATCATTAATAATGGGATGGGGGTTGATGGGTCTAACATATCAACACCAACCGGTGATACTAAGACATCTGGTATTTTTAAAATATGTATTTATGATCTACAATATAATGACAGGTATGGTTCTACCGGATCTAAATATAATGCATCAGATATTAGGTCTATGGGTGGCAGTAATATTGATGGTTCTGCAAATACTATTGAGTCATCGTGGAGTTTTTGTGCTAATGTGTTACATGAATATAAATTATCATCAACCGGTGTTGGTTCTGTTACAGTAAAACCAACTAGTGCCAAGACAATGGTGTTTGCTGCACATGAAGGTAATACTAAGACACGTGGGATAGTATATCAACAAGTTGGAACTACTATATTAGTTAAACATACAGGTTCATCTCTTTATGAGGATACCACTACTGTTAGTAATTCGACATTCAAATCTGGTGGATATATTCTTTCTGTGGTATATAATAGTGGCCTTGGTGGTACATTTGATATCGAAAACACCGCATTATTAGAGACATTAAATGGTGGACGCATTTTATCTGCAACTACTGTTCATGATGATGGTGGTTCTGGTTTAGTTGATTTTGAAACTCCGTTTATTAAAACAGTTAGACACGTGGATGATGTATCTGGTAGTACTACTATAGATACATCATATACATATCAACAAGAGTATATAAATCAATCAACGACATCTGATGATGGTGTCGTATACCAGATAAAAATAATATTACCGGCAACATCATTTGATAGATTTATGCCATATAATTCATCAATGGTTATGGTATATACTAGTGGTACTACCAGCACCACAGGACAATGCCATGTTGTAGAATCAGCTGGGTATATTGTTAGTTCTGATTCCACAGAATTGACAATAAAATCAGATACTTTTACAGCAACTGGTTTGTATAATGTTATATTACCATTAATTAAGACAGAGGCGATTGAAAAAACAAAAACAAAAAGAATAGGGCAAGTATATTTACCATTTACTTTTGTTAAAAAAGATGGTGATTCGGTATCACCACCGACACAGTATTATGAATTAATAACAGAACCTGTTGCGACTGTTGTCTCTGCTTCATATGGAGTAGATTTGTATTCTTCTGATCCGAGTGATGGGAACCCTTCTTATATTACCGATAATACGTTAATAGATGCATCTGGAAATCGTATTACTATGGAACATGTTCAATTGAAACATTCTGATGTTGTTAAAACGACTATATATGACACAAGTACAGAGGTTTCACTGGATGGAAGTAATAATACGGTACAGGTAATAAATATTGTATATAGAGTAGATTTAGATGGTACTATGATGTTTATACATAACATGACTGCTGAACATTTTAAATTTGCTGCCGATGCGTGGGCATATTTTGAAAGGGTAGGTATGGCTCCGTGGGAAGAAAATTTACAAACAACTAATGTAACTGATAATCCATTTTTTGAAGACATGACATCACGATATGAACAGAATGGCAACATGTATGACAATAGTGGTACTGTGGCGTGGGATAATACGGCAGCTGCTGACGGTAATGGTATTATAACAGGTACTGAAAGACAACTTTTTAGTATATATGATGTAAGTGATAATTATACATTAGATGGTGGTCAACGTGATGGATTAATAGACATTGCAACAGTAAGTGTTAAACGTGGAAGGAGTCCGGTTAAAGGTAGGATGGTGGTTATTTATGATTACTATTCACATGGTGTTGGTGATTATGCTACAGTAGATTCATATATTAATACCGACTATGATGAAATACCAGAATATAAAGGCATTCGGTTATCTGGATACATGGATTTTAGACCAGCGTCTACCTTTACCAAGATATCCAATTCAATACTTGCCAAAGGATCAGTGTTTGATCATACGGGTGGAATCAAATATCCTTTAAATAGATCTAGTATCATTACAGACTATCGTTTATATTTAAGAAGAAGAGATAAAATATATTTAACGGGTGATGGTATGTTTAATATTCAATATGGTAACGCATCAGTAAGACCATCATATCCAACTAATTTTGTTGATGGAATGTTATTGTATAAGCTTGAAGCGACTGAATATACATCATCTGCTAAAGATGTAGATTATATTGCGGTAGATAATCAGTTATATAAGATGGATGATATTCGTAAATTAGAAACTCGTATATCAAATTTAGAATATTATACAAGTTTGAGTTTATTAGAAAAAGAAACAAGTGATATGACAATAACTGATGCCAATGGTAATAATAGATTTAAAAATGGATTTTTAGTAGAACCATTTCTAGGACATAATATTGGTGATATAAAGGATGTTAATTATCAATGTTCTATAGATTATGCGGGTGGTGTATTACGTCCAAAATTTTCTGAAAGTAATGTTAATTTTGAATTAAATGTACCCGATTCAAGTCATTATACAATTAAAGATGGACTTATCATGTTGCCTTATGGTGAGGAAAAAATAATCACTCAACCAAAATCATCAAAAACTGTTAATGTGAATCCATATGCCGTATTTACCTTTAGGGGGGGAATTGTTTTAAATCCGCCAAATGATAATTGGAGAGATGTCAACCGATCGCCAGATGTTACAATAAAACGTGATGAATATGCACAATTTGCTGCGACTGTTGAACAATCAGGAGTTCTTGGTACAAAATGGGGTGAAATTATAGATTCGTGGACAACAAGGGAATCTTCTGGTCAAGTAGGTCCAACACAAACTGAACAAATAAGAGGGGCAGGCAACGGTGGATGGGGCATAAGGAGAATTACGTTTCAAGATACGTATGAAGCGGTTACTGAGCATGAGAGACAGTCCGGTGTTATTACTAGTCTCCAAGAAAATATAAAGACAGAAAGACTTGGTGATAAAGTAATAGATACCACAATCGTCCCATTTATTAGGTCTAGACCTATAATGTTTAAAGCTGATGCGATGAAACCGAATACTAAATTATATGCGTTTTTTGATGGGAAAAATGTTACTGAGTATTGTTCTACTGCGACTTCTATTGTTATGAATAATTTATCTAATACATATAGTTCTACTACTGAATTTGTTAATGATACCATTATTAATAATAAAATTAAAAATAATGTGAGATTAGTATTGCAGGGTGCAAGTAGTAATTATAGAACAAGAATATTAGGACTTATATATTCATCGGCTACTGATGTTGAATTTATAGTAATAGATAACATACCTCAGAGTAATACTGAGTATATTGTTGGTGAGGATTTAATGATAGTTTCAATCGGTGGTGATTTTAGTTCTCAGAATGTTGGGAAGTATTCTTATAAAAAAGGAAGTATATCATCGTTAACTACTAGTAATGCTGGAGAGTTAGTAGGTTTTTTTGAAATTCCAAATACTGATAGTATTAGGTTCCGTTGTGGTTCACGAGATTTTAGATTAACTGATCAAAAAAACAATTCATCTGATGCTGGGACATCTGCTGAAAGTACATATAGTGCATCTGGAATTATTAGCAATGTTCAAGATACTATAGTGCAGACTAGGACGGCGCAAATAGTAAAAACTAATACAACTAGGGATACTTCTACCACAGATACTGTGTATTCTGGGAGAGTTACAATAGCTGATACTGGTTGGTACGATCCACTAGCACAAACAATAGAAGTTAAACCAGATAATGGTATGTTTGTTAGTTCAGTTGATTTATTTTTCTCGACTAAGCCGGTTGATACTGCACCACAAATACCAGTAAGACTTCAAATCAGAGATACGGTTGCTGGATTTCCTGGGCAAACTTTGTTGGGGAATCAATGTGTAGTATCTGCCGATAAAATTAATATTTCGGATGATGGGTCAGTTGCAACAAATTTTAGATTTGATTATCCTGTTCATTTAAAACACGGAAAGGAATATTGTATTGTAATACTTGCGGATACTCAAGATTATCGTTGTCATGTATCTAGATTGGGTGAAGAATCATTAGATGGTACTGGTGTTATATCAAAACAACCATATGCTGGTGTATTTTTTAAATCACAAAACGCATCAACGTGGACTGCGGATCAAATGGAAGATTTAAAGTTTAGTATATATAGAGCTAAATTTGATATTACTAAACCAGGGAAATTACTTTTTAACAATACTTTTAGTGATATTAATGGATATGACATAAATTCTGTTATGTTGGGCGAACTTAGTGTAGAACTTACTCCTAATTCTAGTATGGTTACATTTCATGTCAACAATCATCATTTAGTTTCAGAAGTGTATAAAAGTAGGAGTTTAGTTGCAATAACTGGTATTAGATCTGACTCTAGATATGGAGGTGATAATGATGCAGTATCTATCTTGGGTTCTCATTTAAATGGAGTTCATACAGTAGTATCCACTACATTAGATACATTTACTATAGATATTAGTAGAGAAAAGTATAATTGGTATCATCCAGATGATGGGACTATTTCTGGTATGATACGTGGCAATAAGGTAAGCGGTACTGGGGTAACACCAATAAATGGTGGATTATTTACACCACAATCTGAACATGGTTATGATAAAGCAAGAGTATATATTAATTTAACTTATGATATTATGTATCCATCTATTACCGATTTGATATTTAATAATACTTCTCTTTCATATAGTATTAAAACAACGAGTGGTACATCTCAACATTCTACTAATTTGCCAGGAATTCCAGATAGTGTATTTTCTCCAATAATTCCAGATGGTGGCGGAATTTCTTTTGATACTACTAGAACATCATTCTCATATGAGAATGAATATTTTTTCGGCAATAATCCTTCATTAGAACTTGTTTCTACACTTTCATCAAACAATGATTACCTTTCCCCAATAATCGATTATAAACGATGTTCTGCCATATTACAATCTAATAGAGTGAATTATCCAGATTGGAATGTAGATCCTGTTACATTAGACGAAATAGGACATGATACCTTTTCGTGGAATTATGTTGCAAACAATGGGTTTGTATCAGAATTAGAAAGTAGTGGTGGGTCGTGTGATTGTCGGTATATTACTAAAGAGGTGGTATTGAATGATGCATCAAGTTCTTTAAAAATAACGATAAGTGTTTATAAACCATTTGGGTCTGATGTTGCTGTTTATTATAAAACAAAAACAACAGACACAGTAGAATATAGAAGTCTAAAGTATATTAGAGTACCAAATACTAGGGAATATAATGATATGGTGTCTGTATCAGAAAATGAATGGTTTGAATTTGAATTTGATGTGAATGATATTGATGATTTTATTTCATTTGGAGTGAAGTTAGTATTACGTGCAAATAATTCTTCAAGTATCCCTATGGTTAAAGATTTAAGAGTTATAGCTACTGCGTAAATATTATGAATTATAAAAAAGTTGAAGGTAATCCATCCATTGTTAGAGATACAAATTCTTATGCAATTATTAATACCAACAAAGAAGAATATTCTAAATATATTATGAAGAGGAATAAAGAAAAGAGTCAATTATCAGAATTAAACAATTTGAAAAATGACGTAAAGGAAATCAAATTACTTTTAGAAATGCTATTGGAGCAAAAACATGGCCATAACTGATAATTATAATAATATAACTAAAGTATTACGTACTGATTCATTTGATGATTGGAAAGATAAAACTAATTTAATATTAGAAGATTTAATAATATTAGAACAATCGTTTGGGAATTGGAATCATCTACGAACTGATATTGGTAGATTCAGTGATATAGTAGATAATAATATCGTATCTGTTATAAATGAGTTAGATACCCATATTGATGAAAATAACCAAAGTATTGTTGATATTCTAGCTAGAATATCAACATCATTTAGTAATATTGGATTATTGGATGATGGGACATATAATTCTGGTGAAAAAAATGTATACGCTAATTCTGATATAATATTTCATGATATTAATTTATTAGATACGCAAGTAGAACTTAATCGTGCCAATATACATACTAATAAAATAAATATTAATTTAAATAGTACTAATTTTGTTAATTTAATAACTAAAGAATTAGGATTAGTTGAATCAAAATATGAAGCGTTACGTGAATATTCATCAAAAAATGGTATATTACAAAGAACTACAATAACGGATGATATTAAATATTTAAAATCAATAACAGAAGACAATGCTGAAAGTATAATAGATAATACTGAGGAATTTAGAAAAGAATTTGCTGAACATGATATTCTTATCACTAAAAATAAGATTAATATATCACGTAATGATGACAAATTACTTACATATTTACCACAGATTGGTCTTAGTTCAAGTGGTATATATACATCATTGAATAATACAGATGACAGTATTGCAGATGATATTATATATTTAAATGGATTAATTAGTGATAATTATAATAGTATTGTTGATAATACAGAAGAATTTAGAAAAACCTTTTTGGATGTGCGTCGTTCTATAGAAGTTAATAAAAATAATATATCACATAATGATACAAAGTTGATTAGATATTTATTATATATTGGACTTGATGAAGAAGGTGTATATACATCATTGAATAATACAGATAATAGTATTGCAGATGATATTATATTATTGAAAAATATGATACAGACTGAAGATAATGTTCGTGGTATAGCTGATCAGGATATTCACAATTTAATTGAATTAAAAGAGATTGATATATCTACTAATACAAGATATATTACCACATTAGACAATACGTTTAATAGTACTATGACATCTGCTTTAGGATTGGGGAATTTAATTTATAATCCTATTGATTCTAATGGACATAATACAATAACGGATGATATTAAATATTTAAAATCAATAATAGATAACGAAGAAACTGAACGTGAAAGTAATATAGAATCTGTTTATAATTTGATTGCGTTAAAGAATGATATTATTAATAGTAATATCAATGATATTAAAGATGTTAATAATATTATTGATACTATGCAATCGTATACTGGACTTCTTAGTAATGGTACGTATGAATCTTCTAATATTAATACTCATGCTGTAACAAATAATATAAAACACGATATTGATGCATTAGACATTAAAGTCAGTTCAATTGACACTGATTTAGAAAATAATAGACAATCTTTTAGTTCCAAATTTATATCTTTTGAACAAAGGTTTGATGATAGATCAAACGGATTAGGTGGTAGAATAGTTTCCGAGGGGTTCCCGAATCCAGATTCAACTGTTGCTTTGCCGAATTATAATAGAACACCGTTAGAGGGTGATATATGGTATACTGTCGGGGGTAAAGCAACAAGATCTACCGTACAAGATGAATCAGCTCATATGACTGAACCAGATGTTCGTAGTTTTTATGCGGAAACTAACAAACATGGTGTTATTAAAGTTGGAGATAGATTAAATATAAGTAGTGAGGGGGTGTTGAGTGCTGAGGAAGTATTACATCCACCACACCCAGCTGGAATACATGCCCCAAGTCCAAGTTCTAATGATACAGATAAAGTATTAACGGCAACTGGTGATGGAACAATCGTATGGAAAGATCCAGATATCGCCACTCTGTCAGCGACAGAAGAAATCCTAGCAGCTGCCATAAATGAAATGGGTAAAAAGATATATCCTATTGGATCTATATATACTAATGCTAATGATGATAACAACCCATCACTATTGTTGGGGTTTGGAACGTGGGAGAGTTTTGGAAGAAATAAATTCTTATTGCCAATAAATCCAAATGGTGGAAGTAAGGTAACTGGTGGTAGAGGAATGGAAGTGGATCTTACTACACACGGACTTGTGGGTGGTAATTTTTATAATAAAATAACTATTTCGAATTTACCAAGTCATGATCACTTGTTTGCTGGGGATAGCGAATTAAAAGTTAATGGTATGCAAAATGGTATATCGGAACAGTTCCCATGGACATATGGCGGTGCCTGTGTTATGAATGACGGGACTGAAAGGGATTTGGATGAATTCACATGTACAAGAGAAATAAACGGTAAACGAGCCATTGAATGGAAAGACAAGACTTCATCATTTTCATATACTTCCCACGCACATTCATATCATGGTACATCTATTTTTTATAATACTTCAAGTAGAGGTGGCGGAGAACAGATACCAAACATGCCGCCGTATATAACAGTATATATGTGGAGACGGGTGTCGTAAATGACTTTATTTATAACGGACAAATCTCAATCAATATTGCCATCGATTTATGATGAATTTGGATCGGATTATACAGATTATACTACGGATGATATTCCACCGTTTACTAGTAACATCCACCATATAGTTAATGACGTATCAGTAAGACAATTTCAGGAGTGGAAGACCGCTCATGAAATATTTATTTTTCATAATGATGAGTGGCGATCTACTTTATATGAAGACAAAACCTATACCCTTTACAGTAACCCCCGTGTTAAACAAGAGGGGGTTTACTACGTTCCACCAGGTGTATACCGTTTAGATGTAACTATAACAGGAAGACATGATAGGATGGAAGTTATCGGGGGAGGTTACATTGATCACGACGGAAGTAGTTTAGAATTTGATTCACGAAATGACACTAACGGCGAAGTTACATACTCTGGTGTGTCAGTTACACCGTACACACACATTAAATATACCATGGAAAGGAGCTCGATTATGGTTGGGACAAGATCCTTAACTATTAAACAATTACCGAAAATATTAGAGGCAGTCGTATGATAAACGTAAAATATCCGTCACTATCAACAATTAATAAGACAGACACTTTTGATGGGTGGAGGCAAAAAAATAACGTGCAGAAGGATCATTCTGAATATATAGAACTTATATTTGGAGATTGGGATGTTTTAAGAACAAGTGTAAAAGACAACATGGTGGGGTCTATTAATGAAACATATGAATATGCATACCAGAATGATTTAAATATACAGAAATTAACTGAGAGACAAGATAATGCGTTTATAAATGTTGGGTTGTCAGAAGATGGTGATTATACATCCGGCCAAAGGTTTTATGGTACCGCTAATAATATTAAATTAGATATTGATTTAATAGATTTTCGATTGAATTCTGTTGATGTGTTCTTACATGATTTAAATGGTAGATATGTTAGTACTGTTGATCATATTGAGGTGATGCGTGATAATATAGGATTGGATGTTGGTGGAGTATACACATCCGATCATTGGGGTTCTAATACATATGCTATTTCAGATAATATTGGTAATGATATACATGATTTAGATTATAATCTGAAGTTATTAAATACTAGACATGATAAAGAATTTAAATTTCTTGAAACCTATATAATTAAAGTTGAGAATTATTCATTCGATTTAAATGACAGACATATTAATACTCTTAATCATATTGGAGTAATGCGTGATAATATAGGATTGGATGATGATGGTATATACATTTCTAATTCTAGTAATGTGTATGCTATTTCAGATAATATTGGTAATGATATAAACTATTTGGATAAAGATTTAAAATCATTAAATGATAGACATGATGGGGAAATTACTCTTCTTCAAAATAATATTAATAGAGTTGAAACGTATGCATTCGATTTAAATGACAGACATATTAATAGTCTTAATCATATTGGAGTGATGAGTGATAATATAGGATTGTCTGATACGGGGGTATACACATCGGATCATTGGGGTTCTAATACATATGCTATTTCAGATAATATTGGTAATGATATACATGATTTAGATTATAATTTAAAGTTATTAAATACTAGACATGATAAAGAATTAGATATTGCTAGAACTAGAAGAAATGTTATTGAAACTTATGCATTTGATTTAAATGATAGATATGTTGGTACTCTTAATCATATTGATGTGATACGTGATAATATAGGGTTGTCTGATGTGGGGGTATATACATCATATAACAATAATGTATATGCAACTGGAAATGTTATAAGTTCTGATATTAATTTATTAGATATGAAATTAAAGTCATTTAAAGACGAATATGAAATTACGGTAGATGGTGTATATGAATCTAAGTTTATCGATTTATTTTCTACTAGACAAGACGATAGAGATTTCACGGCAGCTATTGAAGATAGAATAACAAAAACACAGATATCATTAGGCATTTCTGAGGATGGTGGATATACTTCCCACCCACTTAATGAATCTGCTAAAACTAACAATGTAAGAAGTGATATAACTGCGTTAGATGATAGGTTACAGTTTCTTAAAGATGATATTGATACCTTAATACAAACACATACTCATATAGTAAGTTGGTCAAATCTCACAGATAAACCAAATATTGATAATATGATAGACACCGCCATTCGTGATAATACATTTGAGAGTGGAACTACCATGGTATTTTATCAATCTAGTCCACCTAATGGGTGGCATTTGGTAACGACTGACACGGATATTAATGGAAACAAGACTTCAGTTAATGACACTCTATTACGTGTTATGCAAAATAATGAGTCGGGTGGTACTATTAGGGGGGATACATATGCATCAAATGTGTTTAATCATGATCATCCACACACATTAAAAGTCAATGGTACTACTGATGGACATACTTTAAGTATTAATGAAATGCCAAGTCACGAACATTCTGATTCCAATTCTTTTAATGCTACTGGCGGAACAGCTGTTGTTTATAACTATGCTCATGGTGGATGGTGGTATCATCATTGGAGGAATTATTACTATATGCAGCAAGTTGCTACAGGGACTAGTACCAATAGTGCTGGAGCATATCAAGGTGGTGGTGGATCCCATTATCATAGTTTAAGTAATGTTGGATTGACAGGTAGTATATCTAATTCATCAATTTCACCTAAATATAGTAATATGATATTATGTAGGAGAGATTAGTGTGTTAGATAATGATATAGTTATGACTTGTCCATTGGGTAGTGCATGTGAGGAAATACGTGAAGATGAAAATGGTGTTCCTAAGATACATAGATGTATGTGGTATACAAAGGTTATTGGAACTGACCCACAAAATAGTAATAAAGAATATGATGATTGGAAATGTGCTATTGCATGGATGCCTATATTAGAATTAGAAGTTGCTAATATTAATAGAGTGGGTGCATCTACATTAGCTACATTAAGAAATGAAGTTGTCAAATCAAATGATGAACATAATAGATTGATAAAAAAAGGATAAGGATAATTTATGCCACATATTAGCGGATTAACAGGTGGGGGTACTACGATTGAAGTATCTGCCCTACATAATTATGGGATATCACGACAGCGTAGTGGGTTTAGTAGTTTCACAGAGGAAGCTGTATTTGGTGACATTGATATGATGCAAGTAGGTTCTGGTTTATTGCACGCTCTTGCCACCGATTTAACACGTGTATGGCCATTGTATTATGGAACTCAAATCCCACTAAATACTGCTGCTGAAGTACAAATAACAAAATCATTTTTTAGTGAAGTGAATATAAATGATGTGAAGTATACGGGTAGTGCTAATTATTGTGACAGTAATTTTGGTAATCTATTAGGTTCTAATAAATATCAACACGTTCTTTTAGTAGAAACTACCAATGAAATAGAACCGAATGCCAAAGTTAATAGTGGTATTTCTCAGAAATATAGAATTAGGTTTGAATTTGATGAAAGAGAACGATTATATAGTCAAGATCCTGAATTTAAAAGAGAATTATTTCAGTTAAATAGACGTAGACAAAATAAAGGATTGACAATATATGCTACTGGTAATAAAGTAAATGAAGTTGATTTAGATCTTTATGGTAATAATGTTATAGGTGATGATTATACCGAATCTATGGAAGGACATCCAGGATATCGTTGGATGGGTGCAGTTGATTCTGGGGTGGTTGCTCCTGGCTCACAACCGGATGTTAATGATTCTGATGATTGGTATTTGGGAGAAACATTAAGAAAGACATTTAAAATCAATGGTAAGTTAAGTGGGAATGATTCTGTTAGGATACAAGTATCATCAATAAAACAGAACGTAGGTTATGATTTATTGATGGATCATACATCAACATTAGTTACTTGTGTTTCATCTAGTGGTGATGGTGATGTTGATGCTTCGGCTGAGACAATTGTTTCTGCATTAAATAATGATGATACTTTTAAATTATATTTTACTGCTTCTACCGATAGTGTAATGGGTAATAGAATTTATATTGAAAATCAAGTTCCATATACATCGGTTCATGTTACTGTAGAATATGTTCCTGATCCGAATGGTGGCAGTACTATTGCTGGATACGCAGCGACTGCGGAACTGTTAGATGATGTGGATGGTGCAGTCACAGGGACGGTGTCTCCTGGTTGGGCATCATATGGTGTGACAGGCAGGACAGGTTTCCAAAATGGTTATGTTGGTATACCAAACCCAATGTATGGGTGGTTAAAGGTAAATATTGCAACTTCATTGCAATTGACGGATTCTGGCAGCATAGTGATGTCAGAATCTGTTACATTTGATGAGTTATCACATGCTGGTGGCGGTGTTTATGTTGATGGGTCGGTTTTTAGAAGTCCAGGAGAATTGGTTGATATTAATTTCGAAGATAATATATTCCCATATATAAACGAAGAAGGCGGATCTCAATTAACAATAAAAGCTAGAAATAAACGAAAATTGCCTGGGTGGTTTAAACGATTTCCAAAACTAATAGATGGTGGTGCGTATCCGATGTCATATAGATTAACAATTACGGAACGTGGTATTGGTTTTTCTATATGGGATGATGCAGGGGTCGATCAAAACGATGATTATGCATGGTTTGTTTCTCAACGACTTGTTGATAATTATACTGGACAGACTAGGAGAGATCCTATATCTAATTTTCCAGTACATTGTTTATATTCTTGTTCAAGGGAGTCATTATATCCAAGTGATTTTGGAATATATTATTCTAGTGCTGCCTTGGATAGTCACGTTCCTGGTAGTCAACTGACACAAGTGCATAGATTGGGTGGGGAATCAATTGCAATCGGGTCGGATGCGTTTAGAAGTTCAACAAGTGGACAAAATGCTATAATATTATCTATACTTGATAGAGAGGATTATCTGCAAGAAGAAGAGTTATCAAAGAAAATATGGAGATTTGTTGTACGTGAATATGACACATTTAAACCATGGGATGTTCATAAATCTGCGACTAGACATCAGACAGATAGTAATGCGGTGATAAACCCAATGGAACAATTAGCAATAACAGATGATAATAGGTTTGTTATAACATTTCCAACTGGATTAACTACTCAAAGAGTTATGTATCCTAAAGAAGAAATTGATATGGTATGTTTTTCTTCTGCCGAAGTTGTTGCAGAAGGTTCAACAGTACCAATGAGTTCATATAATAGCGGAGCTGTTACAAATACTACCAATGAAACAGGAGAAGATCATCGTAGATATTATGGGTTAAGATCGACATTACCAAATAGTAAGGGGATGCGAGTATGCATGTTAGTATCTGGTGATTGGATATTTAATACTGATGTGAATCTAGATGTACATGGAACTTAATCCTATATGTCTGTATTTAATAATAATACAATATCACTTGATGAATTAACTCATTATGGTATATCAAATTCAAATAATGGATATGTAAGTGTTTCATCACTGTTAATATCTTTAGTCGATGATTTGACTAAAGATTGGCAGATGTATAATGGTAATAAAGAAGAAGGTAATGAATTACGAAATATTGAAGATGATACTTTAATAACAAAGAAATATTTCAATCTAATATATCCAGCAACTGGATATGACGGTACTGCCAATTTTACTAATATTGTTGACGGTGACTTTAAACAACATGTTATTGTCTTAGAATCTACAGATGAAATGATGTTCGGTCAAGTCTGGCGAATGCGATTAGAATTTGATGAAAGAGAACGTTTATATTTCGATGATGTAGAATTCACGGAAGAACTATATCAATTAAATCTCAAATTAGATTCCGTATTATATACAACCTATGAACTTGGTAATGTGGTATCTGATAGCAAATACAAATCAAAAGAAAAAATAACAAATCATCCAGGATATACTTTTGACGACACTTTAACAGAGTCGTGGGAAATTAATGTCGGCATACCAAATCCAATGTACGGTTGGTTAAAAGTTAATAATGCAACGGCTTCACAATTATATAATGATGGGACTATTGGTGGTATTTATGATTATAGAGAAATCTCTAGAACACATGGACAGTTAGTAGATGTAATATATGAAGATATTTTATCATATAGACAGCCATCAACTAAAGTTAATGTGGCTCTTACTGTTGATGGGATATTACACGGAGAATCTTCATACAATATTAATGGGGATATATTAACATTAGTTAAATCTCAACCAGACGGTGCAATAATACAGGTCAGATACGAGTCATCATTAATTGAAGATACTATAACTGATACATTCACAAGTAATGGTGAAACAACAACATTCACATTAACAGAAAGTATATTATTAGATGAAATAAAACCAATTGCAGACACTATATATATGATGGACACAACTGTTGCTGCAGGAAGTACTGTTGATTTTGATATTACCAATATATATAACAATAAAATAATACCATATATACAGAAATATGTATATAATGTATTAGATAATAAAGGGTGGGAATCAATTGTAGAGGGGGAGTGGGTATATAATTCTGAATTAATAGAGTTTGTCGACGGTGGTATTAAATTAATACCCAATATTGAAACTGTTACAGAACAACAAGAATCAATTGTTACTACTACATGGGATTTCCAAAATTCAGATGAATGGACATCATTAGATGATAAGATTGAAATTATAAATGGTTCTATTCAATTAAAAACAGAATTAATAGAACATATGTATGCTGAATTGCAGTTGTTACCATCAACTCCTTTTAATTGGACATTTGATGACACTAATGATTGGATATATGATACCCAGAATATAGAATTTAATGATGGTACTGTTAAATTAAAACCAAGTATAACAAATATATATGAATCTCAATATGTTCCTAGAATCAATACATCATGGGATTTTAATGATGAAAATAAATGGAATTATAATACTGAATTATTAGTATTTAATAATGGAGTAGTGAAGTTAAATGGTACCTTGATAAATGTACTTGGAGAACAAGATGTTTTATCCGATGTAACATTTGATTTTAATGATAATGTACTGTGGACTAAATCTGCTGAAATGGATGTTGTGGACGGCGTTGTCAAACTTAAAGGTGTTACAAACACAGTAACAGATTATATATATAATTCCACTCCCATTGCTTTTGATATGAGTGATGTTTCGGTTTATTATAATGCAGACTTAATAGATCAATCTGATGATGGAATATCAATAAAGTTACAACCCACATATACTCCACAAGATACTATTGTAGACAACTTACAATGGAATATATTTGATGATAATATGTATTCCATTGTAAATTCTGAAAATAAATCATTAAATGTTGAAAATAATACACTGTCTACTACAACTACTTTTCATCCGAGAGTTCCAGCAATATATGGAATACCAGCAACCGCAAAAATACGACAACTTGATTCAGGAAATGGATTCCATACATGTTTAATGGATAGTGGAGAATTGTATGTTCAAGGTGTTAACAATGACGGTCAGTTAGGATTAGGACATACTGATGAGGTGACCGAGTGGATGTTATCTCTTTCTAATATACGTAAAGTTGTATGTGGAGATAGTCATTTATTGGCAATAGGATTAAACAATAAATTATATGCAACTGGAAACAATACATGGTGTCAACTTGGAAAGGATTTTGGATTTGATACGAATGATGTAGGTGATAAATCGTATTATTCTATTGATAATTGGAGATTAAGTCATGATGGACCTATAAAAGATGTATGGGCTGGTGGGAATTCTAGTATTATAAGTTTGGCAGGACAAACAGCTAATACCATGTACTGGTCTGGTGAAAACAGAGATAATCAATTATCAGTTTCAAAATCGCATGATAGAAAGTCATGGTGGTCAGGTGTCGATCAAGAATACAAATATAGAGAATTTGTTACTGGTGGTTGGTTGAGTTGGGACAGTAATTGTCGTGGGATTTACTCAGATGACCCAGATTATATATCTCTTAGTAATGATGTAAGTAATCCGGCGACTTGGTGGTTAGGAACTATTAAAGGATACCAAGAAATATTTAGAATGGGGAAAACTCATACACATACGTATAGAAAAAATAAAGATTCTAATAATCAAAATATACCATTCAGTGATTATTTTAAAATAGATAAAAGTGATAGATCTTTAGAGGATTTAACAGAAAACGAACCTATATTGTTTATGTCTGGATCGTCCGATGATGTAATAGTTGGTCACAATACAAAAGGTATTAGTTGGAGATTGGCAAATAGGTATAAGTCAGAAGTCTTGTATGATGTGGCAACTACAAGATATCTTCAAAAAACATATGAACATGTGTCTATTGACAACGGTATTACTTCAACCGGTAATACAGTAAGTACATATAAAGGAATCGCAGCATTTAAAAATGCATCTTTAAAAAACGCTCCATTTGCAACTTATTGGAATAATGTTACAAAGCCACCAACACAACATTCACAAAGTCAGAGTGCAGAGTCGTTCAACGCATCGCGCACATACACCTTTGAAGTTAGCTTTACTAATCCTACTGTGTTGTCTGGATTAATTTTTAAGTATGATTTGAAAGACACGTATAAAGTATCACCGGTGTATACTCCACACGGGGGTAATAATTCTACGTGGTATATTTATGGGAAGGATGGCAATACATTCTCCGCCAAGCAAACCGGATATTTTTTAAGATATGATGTAAAAAGAGTCGTTGATAGATCGTATTCTGTATCTACTAGTGGTGTATGGACCGGTAAATTTCGTAAAAAGACTATATACAATTGTGGTTGGAAATACTGTTATGTCAGCTACAACGTTAATTACGGTAATCAAACGTGTCCAGCGGTTGATTCGAATGGTTACCAGACAGGTGGGACTATCGTCGGTAATAGTTCTTGGAAATCTTGCGGTCGATCACATGGAGTTAAGGAGTATGGATACGATTTCTATAAGACTGCAAAAACAGATGCTGGTGTATATAATTTGAAAAATGGCACTTACTCTAGGCATCCGTATTCATTTCTTTATACTTATAGTGACACTAGGACTAGTGTTACTACAACTATAAGGACATGGGAACATGTGGTTGAGTTAAAGTGGGATAATATTAATGCTCATAAGACATTTCACATTGAAACTATGACAGGATTGGATTTAAGCAAAGTAAGTAATAATTCCTCACAGATAAAGGAAATAGTTGGAGTTATAACTAAAGGTGGTTATCACATAGATACATCATATGACCCAGTAGAATGCATTAAGTCATCATCATTATATAATGTTATTATATATAAATCGGGGAAGATAGAACTAAGAGATAAGAACAATCCTAACGATATATCTTATACAGGAACATCTGTGGGTGAGTCTGTGGAATATATTGGAAATTATGTGAGTGTTGGTAAAGATAGTATAATGTGGTACAATTCAACTGATACTAACTTTAAATTACAAACAACTAACTTAGTTGATGTTGATACGCCAATGTATGTTTATCCTGAATATACTGCACCAGTACCAGAATATGTAGACTATGATACTTCATTAACTGTTGAATCAATATCCCCAATATCAATGGGATCCGGGGATCATCAAGAGTTATTTACTGATGAATTTATTATAACATTAGAACCAAATGAATCTATCGATGTAACATTATCTCATGATCATAATGACTATCTTGGACAACTTTTAACACAAGTTAGTGTAATGAATCCAGTAGAAACGTCTACAACATGGGGTGGTATTGGTGTATTGGATACTACTAGTTTTGATAAAACAAATGGTATAGCGGGGGTGTTAAATAGATTACAGTTAGATAGAGATACAAGTAATGAGTCTACCTTTCAATTAACAAATGTGGTTGATATATCATGTGGGGATAGTCATTGTCTTGCTCTATTGGACACTGGTGAAGTATATGGTATTGGTGACAATTCAAAGTTACAGTTAGGTGGTTTAAGCGAAGGCGGGTCGTACAATGAGTGGACGAAATTGGATATTAGAGTTGCTGCAGAGGATCCCGCTCTTATTGCAAAAGATGTGGTATGTGGTTATAATAGAAGTGCGATAATATTAGAAAATGATGATTTATTGGTTTGTGGAGAACGTGGTCTTGACTACATGGGTGTAGGACAAGAAATATGGTTGGAGGAAGAGGGTACTGGCAACCCATGGGTTGCTGTTGGAAAGGAAATTCCTAATATATTTTGGCGATTCAGTAGTATATCAAATGTGAAATCAATAGCTTTTGGTAAGCGTTTTTCCATGGTGGTGAAACATGATGGTACTGTATGGGCTACTGGATCCGGCAATCATTTGGGCACGACTTCAACTGGTAGAAGATCTAGTAGAGATTGGGTTCAATCTAATATAACAGCAGTAGACTATGTAATATGTGGAGATCATTATGCCATATCTGTTAAATCTGACGGAACAATGTACGTTACCGGTGCTGACAATCCTGGTTATGGAACACATTTTTTACCAGTGTGGACGAACGCTGGAGGTTTAAGTTCTATGGGTGTTTCAGGATACGAGTTCAACATGAATTGGTATGAGATGTCGGGTACTTTTGGTCCTAGTACGTTAGCAAAGGTAGTATGTGGCAAAGAACACACAATGACATTAGGAACTGATGGGTTTGTACGAGGTACTGGTCAAAAAATAGGTTCTAGTTCTAGAGGACAATTAGGATACCCCATAGGGGTATCCCCATTAAATGGTTCTTCTAGTACCCGCGGGTGGGGATTGCTGGGGTTTGTACTTTCAGATATAACAGATGTAATAGACATAGAATGTGGTGCATATTCTACTTATGCTCTTAAGAAGGATGGTAGCATATGGGCATGTGGTTGGAATACCACTGGTGAGTTGGGGGTTGGAAACAATATCGAAATACACTATGGACCAAATCTCTGGCGTAGAATAAGTGTTGAAAGTTCCTTGCTTGGAACCATAGGGTTGCCGATAGGGTCATATAATGGTAAATTAAACTACATCAGTATTGATCATATGTTTACTGACGATACTCACAATAATCTTATTACTAAAATATATTTTGCACATCCTATTCCTAATTTAAGACGAATATATGTTTTATTTAATGGTGTATTACAAAAGAAAACAGGATATAGTTTTGAAGATGTTCCTCCTGGGTTAACCCATCAAGTTGACGGTGTTGATGTTCCAGTAGAATATATTTTAGTAGTAGAAGGTTACTATCCGTGGTTCAACTCATCAACTCCGATAGAGATATATGAATACTCCTTTATATCTCCTGGTGATTATTTTAATTATTGGTTAGTGGCAAATGACCGTGATAGATCTCGTTTTGCATCTGACCCACTGGATGTAAAGGGATTGTTAGATGGTTTCTGTCAACTCGGAGTTGGACCTTCTGATAATAGTAATAATGTTGCCATTTTGTATGCAGGGATTTCGGGGATTTCAAACGGCGAGGGCGTCAGTAAATTTGTTTTTACTGGGGGTATTACTGGAACATATAATCCATATTATTTGTCTGGTATAACCGAATCTACTCAATCCATATTACTAGATAATGTTTTTTATATTGAATCATTATCGTTTATTGAGGAAATTAAACCAACTAATACTAATATAAAATATGCCCTGTCGTTTGATAATGGATATACATGGAATACTCCAACAAATTCTGATATTGATATAACCACCCATGGTGTAGATGCAGATGTTATAATGGATTATGATTTTAATACGATTCCGTCATCAGCGACAACGTTAGACATACAGATGTATTTTACTACGGAAGATGACGATATTACACCAAGTGTTCGTGATATTAAGTTTAACGTAAAACCTTTTACATTTTCACAAAAACAAAATATTTTGGGGGATGATGTAACGTTAATAACAAGTGGAACTAATATTGTCTCAATAAAAAATAATACTATTCATAAAGAATCATATAAGATAATTACATCTTATATAACACAACAAGTTTCAGATGTGACACGCAGTGTGCCGACATCTATTGTAATAGATGATACAGTTCCTGACGGCACTACTATATTATATAGTTTAAGTTTTGATAATAAAGACAACTGGACAACTGCGAATAATTCCACTGATATGAATACTTTTGATTTTACTAGTTATACAGTTGATGATATATATCTTAAAATTACGATGACGGCAACTGGCGATGTAACTCCAACGATTAATTTAATATCACTTAAACTGACTAATACTTTAGATGTCTTTGTCAAAGATATATATCCTAGTGAAACTATAATAGGGATTAAAAAAACGGGAATAAGTAGTCTGTTAAATACCGATAATCTTAATGATGTGAGAGATATATCAATCAATGCAACAACCCCAACTGGTACTAGTATAGAATATTATGGAGATTTTTCTACTGATCCTACAACTCAACAACCAATTTCTACCGCCAGTAATTTATCACCAGTAGTTGTAAATGGTGATACATTTTATTTAATTATAAAACTCAAAACGACTGATGATGCTATAACTCCAACCATTGAAAATGTGTCATTTGATTTACATGAGAAAGACGTTCCATATATACATGATGTAGATATATACAGTACTGATCCTAATATTGTTAATAATATGAGTTATGTTCCAATAGATGTATCTAAAATCACTTCTATTGAACACGTTGTATTGACACATGATATACCAGATAATACTTCTATAAAATTTAAAATTGACATAGATGGTGTTGAATCAACATATGATACTGTTGAAATGTTTTCTTATTATTTAAAAAGTGATACATTTATTGCTGATATTTCGGGTAAAACTGAGATGATAATTGGCATAGAGTTATCATCAACGTCTGAAAGAATAAGTCCGTCAATATCATCTATGATATTAAATATTAATGAATCTTATGATATTATTGTAAGCACACATATTGATTATAAAACGAATGGAGTTATGTATACCAATAATACCATTGACATATTAGATATGTCATCCATTGAAAGTGTTTTGATTAATGAACATAATCCATTAGAAACCGATGTCAGATATTCAGTATCATTTGATGGTAAAGATACTTGGGAACACGGCAACGGTAGTGATTTCACTGGCGGTTATAGTTTATCTGAATTGAATAACTTTTTAGTAGGAAGTGATATAGAAAATAAGAATAATCTTGACATTGCTATTTGTTTAATTAGTAGTGATGATGGTACAATTAGTCCAAGTGTATCTTCTTTAATATTAAATATGACTGAAAAATTTAATATTATTATTAATACACCAACATCATATCCAGAACATGGATATGTGCAGACAAATATATCTATATCTTTACATGATATAGAATCAATTGATAATGTTATTGTTGATGAAACTGTACCATTAACTACTGATATAAAATATGTCATTTCTACCGACTCTAGAAATGATTGGGTTACTCAATCAGGATCAGTTAATGTATCACAAATATCCAATGTTATTAATAATGGTATGACTTCTACTGAATTTATAACTTATTTAAAATCATCTGATTTTAAAAATGTGTTAGGTACGGATAATGGACAGACATTAGATATTATGGCTGTGCTTATTAGTCATGATAACATTTATACTCCATCATTGTTTGGTATAACATTAGAAGTTAGTAAAATGACACAAGTTGTAGAAAGTACGACAATAGAATATGACACATTAAGTGCCGACAATTATATAACTTCTGATGCAATTCCATTGTCAAGTGCATATATAATATCAATTGATAGCATAGTAATTGATGAAACTATACCAACGGGTACTAGTATAAAGTATGGGGTTTCTACCAATGGTACTGATTTCGTATATAGAAACGATTCGAATGAATTATCTTCTTATATAACTGGATTGTCAATAAATAATATAGAATCTTTATATATTCAATTAAATATATCAACTACTGATACTGGACTCACACCTTTTGTGAATTCAATAACGTTGAATTCGACAGATTCAAGAGAGGTTGTGATTGACTCGGTAGAAACATATAATACTAATAATAGTAGTAGTATTATATCTGATTTTATATTATTGGATGATAGACCGTCTAGTGATGAGTATACGATTGGTGTTCACAAAATAAAAACAATTACAATTAATGAAACTAAACCTACTGGTACAGATATAAAGTATTCTGCAAAATTTAGTGAAAATGGTTCGTGGGAAATATCTACTGGTGATATATCTGATGTTGAGTATGGACACTCTTCTGATGACTTTAAAACTTGGATAGAAAATAAAGATTTTGATGGAATAAACACTATGTCTATTGGGATACATTTAATGTCAAATGATGACGGTACGGCAACACCAAGTGTTGGTTCAATCATATTAGATATATTAGATATTGGCGAATATGTATCTATAAATAATGGTGTAGATGATACATTTGATTTGTTTATGTCTGGCACCAATAAGGTATCTTTAAAAAACAATGAAATAATAGATAATAAATATAACATAGAAGTGAAATATTATGAGCCATATAATATTGATAGATCATATAGAGTAAGAAATAAGAGAAGAGGGAGAGGTTGGTTTAAACGATATCCTAAAAACATACCAGATATATCAGGAACATATCCAATGTCATATAGATTAACTATGACTAATCATGGAATGGGATTATATATTGGACACGAAACCTTATCGGTGGATTCTAATGATTCATCTTGGTTTTCGGTGCAGTTGACTGTAGATAATATTACTGGACTACCTATAACGGGTGGTAATTATGTATTTGATACTCATCCTGTTCATTGTTTATATTCTTGTACTGATGAACATATATATCCGGCAGATTATGGTATATATTATTCAGAATCTTCTCGTAATTTACAAACTTTTGATTCTGAAATAACAGAATTGCAAGATTCTTATGGAAATTCATATTCATTATCAGAAACGGGGATTTTAAATACATCTGGTAATGTGGTTTCATTAGTATATAAACCAGATTTAGAAGATACGTTAATTTCTGATTCGATGGAACCTAAAATCTGGAGATATGTTGTCAGAGAAAGTGATATGGAAACCCCGTGGAATATTCATATTTTGGCAACCAAAAATAATGTTGATAGTGATGCCATAATCAACAGCTTGGAACAACAGGTTATAACCAAAGACAACAAGTACATAATCAATTTTCCATCCAATTTAACAGGCACTCGGTGTGTTTACCCAAACGAAGATTTGGATATTTTTGCGTATACTTCAGCATCGGTTGTGTCTGAGAGTAGTATTGAACCGATTGTCCGTTATAAGTATGATGGTACGAATGATGACACTCGGCATTACGTTGGGTTGAAATCATTGTCACACGGCAACGGAATGCGGATACTTATGTTGAGTAATTCGGTGTATATACTCAACAGCGATATAAATATATAGACAATATTGCATAATTATAAATATAATAAATAAACTTAGGAGTTAAAAATGCCTTTATCAAGCGGTTACAGCATACAAAGGAATGAGATAATAACTATTCCACACAAAATACAAACTGAAATTCATGTTGGCGTTGGTGAAACCATTTTGCCTTTGCATGGGAAAATAGATTTTTCTGATAAGTCATGGGATTGGAATATTACGGTAAATGGAACTCAATATTTGCTGGATAGGACGTTAGGTAATAATTTCCAAAATGCTACTGATCCTGTTGTTGCCAGTCAAATCGTTAGTATTGATGAAGAAAAAAGGTATTGGGATAGCGACCAATCTTCTGAAATATATACGGAAGGTGATCATGTTGAAAGTGGGATAGTTTCGTTTGAACAAACTATTGGTTCATTTGGTGGACTTAGATTTAAAAATGGGTATCATCCGGCTCAAGGCGAACACATAGAAATTGAATATCGTATACATCAAGAACAATGGTCATCTTCTAGTGGCGGGTTGTTATATCAATTAGCTAAGGATTTGTGTGTAAACCCATATGATTCTCCTGAAATAAAACAAATTAGTCCTAATAACTTTGTAGCCGAGTCAAACGATAATACATCTGCTAGAAAGGGTTTCGTTAAATTGTTCGCCCATGGAGTATCTGTGATCGGTGATTGGAGTGATACTACACTACACCAATTTAAATTGACTGTTAATGGCGAAGAAGTGACAGTGACTGAAGGTGCTGTAGGAGATTGGGCAAGTAGTTTTGGTGATATTGATGCCAAAACACTTGAAATTTGTGGTAAAATTCAATCTTCAATAACTACAGCTCTATCTGCTAACTCGATGGATGGTGTATCTGTATTGATTAATAGTGCATCCGATCAAGTTAATGATGGTGTGGTGTTTTTTGTTGAACACGATTTAGCACCATTAGTATCTGTAGTTTGGGATCCCATATCGACTAACAGTGCCGGTCCTAACGATCCACCCGAATTTGATGTCACTACTATCTTTACTTTTGAAGATTTTACTGGTTATCAATCTATTTCATTTGTTGAATCGTCTACTGGGAAATTTGTAGTGCCGTTGAATCCCAACGGATTTCTTGATGATGCTGCGGTTGGTGGTTCTGGTATTTATCAACGAAGAGTTAAAACTATAACACCGGCTTCATCGGAGGCTCCATATAATGTTGGATTATGGAAATTAAAAAGACAAGATTCATTGAAGTTT